TCACAGTCCCCAGTCCACCTCTCTACAATACAACTAACAATCACGATATGGCGAACTTTCTAGTTCATATTCTGATGAAGTCTCCCTCGATTTTACCCTCCTTCAGTACCATGATTGGTAGTTGGTTTTGCGTCGCCAGATGGCGACGCGATGCGCATCATTATGGTTCCATTGCCACGACCGTCCTTCTCGTGGTGTTTTCTCTTGTTCATACTTCGTTGATCGCGCATTGTTGTATTGGAGGGTGTGCGGTGGTTTCTTACGGCGTTTGCTATTTCTTGGCGCTTGGTGAAGACGGGTATTGCTTTGAAAGTGCTGTCGGCTTTACTAGGTTGCCATCGTTTGTTGATAAGGGTCGGTTTCTCGACGCTCACCCGGGGGCGAGGGGCTTGCCTGTAGTTGTAATTAACGGGATGTTGCATTACTCGCCAGGGGCGGATCGGAGGTTGTTTGAATTTCCCGATGGCATGTTGCTGGGTGCTGGCTCACAACAACAGGCGTTTGAGGACTTGGCCAATTATGCACGCGATATATCCAGCCGCATGCCAGTTTCTGGGCAGTTGAATGGTCAAATGAGCAGGTATGTCGGGTCTACGGCCTTGGAGTTACCAATATTCCCGCGGCGACCCAATTTTCACGCCTTACATGCTCATCGCCGGATTCGCGGGGATGAGGAGGAGTTTTATGGTCATGCCATCACGCGGCCGATGAACACCGTCTCAGCGCTGGAGGCATCGAAGGTGTTACTGTCCGGCATGGAGGTTTTGGGTTCTACTGAGGAGCGTGCCGCAGTTGCGTTGGATGCCTTCTTTGAGGGTATAGCTACTTCGGTACCGCCGTCGTCTCCACAGTATCATCGACTGTTGGCGCTGATAGGGCCAATGAGGTATTCGCCTCGCATAGAGGAGCACAGGGCAGCTGGTACGATTAGGCGTGCCGCATTGAATCATGCCATCACTACATTGCAGGGCGCGATTGTTGGGCTCATTTCTCCCAGCAAGGCAGAGATGCATGCTTTTCCAAATGCCGCGATTTGGGAATATACGGATGCGTTGGACGCCTCGAGGCGCACAAAGCATTGCACGCAATGCAAGTTGCCAACTTGCAAAGTACGTGATGAGGCGGCAAAGGCCGGAAGGGTCTTGCGCTCTAATGATTGGCAACGTGCTGCGGGCCACTTCAAGCGGTTTGAAGTCAGCTCATTGCTGATGATTAACATTGAGCCAAACATAGATGCGCGAACGATCGTCCAACTGATGGTAAGAGCAGGGGTCTTCAACGCTTTGTCGCAGTTTTCCATAGACTGGCGTGCGTTGATGGGTCGTAAGGTCTATGACACCTTGACAGAAATGACTACAGAGCTGGCGTTTGGCAAGGTTGTGTCTTCGTTCCACGACGGTGGTGATTATGTGCAGGATTTGCAGAAGGTCCGTCAACTTTTTGCCCCGACATTTGCCGCCGGCCATTCGTTGCGACGCACGATCATCTTTGGTGATCATGCGTCTCAGTATCACAACCTCACCCTCAGTGCTGGGGGTTGGGCAACTCGGTGTCTGCCATCCTACGAGCACTACTACTTCATTCGCTTGATCATGCCTGACATGACTCGGCCCGTGGTGCTTGTTGAGAAGAAGGGGTTTGATCGGGTGATGGCCACTTACAGGACTCAAGCGATTAAGGACAAGATGGTTGCTCGTATTGTCTTGCGACAGTCGGTCGTGACATACTCTATCTCAGGCACTCAGGTTACACCACGTATCACGTTATCTGAGACGGAGGCCCAAGCATTGGGCACTTGGATAGAAGTATACTCTGAAGTCCAGGATGCGCTGGCGGAGAATCACGCCGAAGAATTGAGGCCAAAGACCACTACTGAGACGGTACGGAAGTCGATTTATTCGTCCGTGGCCTCCACGTTGGCTGCTACTACGACTGGCACCATGGCGTTGGGCGCCATGTCTAGCATGGAGGCGCTGATGCGGATTTATCGCACGGATATTGGTCAGATGACTCTGGACCAGATGTCGGAACGCGCCATGGAGGAGCATTTTGGAGCAAAGATTGAACCCGCGTCTTTGGTGAACGTCGTGGTGAGTGCATGGTCCACATTGTTTGGGTGGGTGACCACACCACGCAAGTGGCAACAAGCGATCGAACACGGCTTTCGTGAGTCTTGGGCTATTTCATTTTCTTATGCTGATGTCGTTGGTGTTGCTATCATGCTGGGCATGAGGTACTCGATTGATGCCACCCGGGTGCTGGTGGATTGCACAATCACCGTCGCTCGCATTACCGGAAAACAAGAAGCTGTGAAGAAAATAACAGCTTTTCTTGACTACCTAGACTGGTCGAATCAGAAGATGTCACGGTTTTGGGTAGCCGTGCAAGATGCGCAGGACCTGGATTTCCAGGCTGCAGCAATAGACATAGTGGAAACCTTCTTCAATGTATTCAGTGTAGACCATGCTGTTGATCTGCACCGGTTCCGTGAGAAGAATTTGCTCCCAGAGGACCAGATAGCAGAGTTGGAGTTGAACGCTGCATTGCCATACTCAGATTTTTTGTCTGAGGTCAAACTTTTCCTTGGCAAGTTTAATTCTCATGTGCGCAGAGGGGCTGCGGCTTCTGTGCTTCTTAGCGCGTTTCACCATGATTGTCGGCAAGCAAGTGCCGTACAGAAAGGCAAGATGATACATTTGCTGAAGAAAGAATTGGCCAGTATCGAACCTGAGAGTTTTGAGGGACTACAGTTCGCGCTAGGTGGGGTTCCTGACCTCATCCCGATACCTTTACGACCAATAGACAATCAAGACATTCGTGAGTGTTTCAAGCTTGGGAAGATTTCGTTACCCTCCCCCAACGGTGAGTACCGGTTACACAGACTCACTCAAGCAAACGGGGAGTACGACTTTTCACCAATTCATGCGTTGATGGATCTACAGCATGGAGCAACGGTCAATGCTGAGAATCTTGCTGGACCAAACTACATTTCGCCCGACGCCCGAGGCGCTCAAATACAACATGCTCTGATAGAGGCGGTTGTTGCTGCGGACCTTGGGGCTAGATTGTGTAATGATGCCGCGATGGTACCTTGGTATCAGGCTCAACTTGCATCGCCTGGGATAGACTATGTGGCTGATGTGTTGCGTAAGTCTGAGGCCCTCTTCACGCAACCATCGGTCAAGAACTGGCTGGCGCATATCACGGGTCTCGCAATGGGAGGGAAATCTAAGGTTCCACGGACCTGGATATCTGTGAATGACTTGGTGGTTGTCCCGACTCGAGAGCTCAAGGAGGAGTGGCAAGCCAACCTTGGCAAGCTTGAGCCTTTGCGACGAGCTACTGTGGTCACGCAACATGAGGCTTTGGTGACGAAGTATGCTTCGCGGTATGTCATCATAGACGAATGTTATGCTTTTGATCCAGAGCACCTGCAGGCCATTGCTAATAGACATTCAAGGAGCAGGGGTGTCGTCACTATCGGTGACAGGAGACAGATATCCAATGTCTTTTCCCCTACCCAGCTGAAACTCATTGCTTCTGACGCACCATGTGTGATGATTACGCCAACAACTTTTGTTGGTTGGGACGCGGCAGTTACTTACTTGCACACCACGATGACGGACACGTTTGTGGAAGACTTGTTCTGTGGTTCTGAGGACCCAGAGGCGCTGTGCTATACACTTACAGCTGACGACACATTGCTGCCTGGGGAAGGTGATGTGGCGATGCAAGGTACGCAGATAGGGAAAGAAATGGTGTTGCAGCGTGGTGTCAAAGCAGCGACAGTACATGAGTGTCAAGGGCGCCGTTCTGAGTACTCTGTTATTCATGGACTCGGAAGAGCGTTAGGTGGTGATTTGCGATGGCTAGGTCAAGCAGAGCAGGCGGCACATTGTGCTGTCGGATTCACTCGAGCACGGCGAAAGACAGTTTTCGTGGTGGAAGGCGTGTCCGTGCTAACGAACTTCCGGTGGTTTGACGACACGTCAGTCAATGGTAGGCTACCGGATACCGTGATTATGGGTGGCACATCTTGGGATTTCTGCGAGGTACGTGCTGAAAGTGAATCGACTTGGAATCATATACACGAGCCGAATATTGTCGAGTCGAACTTGGTGGAACAGCCATTGACAGATCCGGTTACCGTGGCGACTGTGTTTACTGAAACTAGAGAGCCATTGTCAACATCTGAAATCCGCACCAATGTGGAGTTAGTTTCCGGCGTGACTTTCCGTGATGAAGGTATTGCGCATTCTGATGCTTTTGACAATTATACATTCCAACCTCGCGATGTTCCTGGTGCAGATCAGGTTCAAGCATTGACTCGGAGTGTGCCGGATGTACGCACGCGTCCTCAAGATTTTGTCGACGCCGAGGTCATCGTTCAATGGCTCTTTGAGGAGGTTATTGATAAGAAGTTGTTTTTTGCGCATATAAACAACTCACGTAGAGCTGCGATTCATCGTCAAACTCGACAACAGGCAATTGATGGGTCATATGCAAATTATGAGACAGCTGCATCAACATTGTCGTTTGCTTTTCTGAAACCTGAGTTTGCAAAGAAACCTTCTGAAATGCTCGATGGGCCTTCGGAGCTCAAGGCTCAAGGTGTGGTATCAGCGAGCGACTTGCAGCAGGCCATCTTCGCGGACACATGTGATGCATTGACACATGCATGGGCTAGGGCCATGCAGCCTGGTAAACTTTCACCTGTTGGCCTTCGAGAGGAGGAGGTGGAAGACTTCCTTGCAACATTTGACTCTTCTGTGGAATTGGACATTGAAAAGCAAGATTCATCACATCGTCCGGTGCACATCATTGTAGCCTCGATTTTTCTAGAGATGGCTGCTGACAAGCAGGGCCTCGGGGCATTAGCGAAGGAGATTCGTGATGAGCGTAAGGTTCGGATGATGGGTTCTCCGTTCAAGTTTGTGTTGAACAAAGCTCTGGCTTCTGGTGATCCCTGGACTCTGA